GATGTACCACTTACATATGCATTACCTACTACGGATATATTTCCTACACAGACATTCCCACCTACACTGGAATTAACACCTGTAATATTGGACCCATCACCGTAAAAGGCAGAGGCACACACTTTTGCATTAGGTGCTGCAACATTGGCACCATCAATAGATACTGTACCACCTATTTGTATGTTACCAGATACAGAAGCATTACCGTCTACTCCAAATGTACCTGTTGCCTTTGCTGCTCCAGTTGCTAACTGGAAAGCTATATTTGTACCATCACCTGTTTGTATCTGTGTAAGATCAGCAGAGACACCAGCATTGGCACTTACAGCCAGTTTAATTAGCTGCTTATATGTATCTGATATTTGTCTTCCTGTTAATGTGCTCATATTGTTTGCCACCATCTATCTTCTGAATCCCAATTACTGGTGCAGTTTTGCCAATCTATAAATCTGCCACCATCATCAGGACGAGGGTTACGTATTGCCGGGTTGTCTCTAACATCAGGTACTTTATTCTGAGGATGATTCTTCAAGTCATACTGACCTTCATAATCTTGTGGGCATACCAGCATCCCATAACTATTCATTTTCATAACTCTATGTGCATACACAAATCCACATGTATCACACATTGCTAGAGCATTCTTATTACTAGCCATATTACACCGTATTTAAATGAGGTACAATATACATACTAGCTCGTTGTCGATCTTCTTCCAATGCTCTCATAAGTAATTCTTCATAATTTCCTTTTAACATTGCTATTCTATCAGGAGGAGTACCAGCAGTCTTCATGGAAAGATAGTAGGAAAGTCCACATGTAAGGGGTGGAAGGAACCTCTTGGGAAGATCTGCATTCTGAGCAGCAGACTTATCAACATCTTCCAGTTCCCGTACTCCTTCTATATTTAAAATATCTGTACTATTCTCAGGTATGGGCCATACTAGAACAGTTGGATTATCTCTATTTCTTTTTACCGTAAACTGACTTGGCCTACCTGTCTGAGTTTTATTGGGAATAATCTGATATTCCTCAAAACTAATTCTTTCTAGTTGTATATCTGTATTGTCTCTACGTAATACTACTTCCAATGCATCCAAGGTATCATTTGCCAAGGCATACGAAGTAGTACTGGTAGCAACAGTTACCAATGTAGTATAGGTAGTCCAGAGAAGAATACCTCTATTCTGCCAATCCTTTAACATCAGATTAATAGATCTACGGGCAGAAGCAGGAGTATGACCAAGGGTTTGTTCACCCCCAATCATCTCCGTAGCTTCTTGGATCACCTCATCTATATCTAAGTTAAAGTTAAATGTTTCTGACGTAGCCATTATTTACTCCTGCTAAATACAGAGGTATCTTTTGTTGTTTATCATTTACTTTTTTTTACCATGAGTAGGATTCGTTTCACTCATAAAGAAACCTACTACACCTGATACTCCACATGCAAGCATAACTATATTCTGCCATAGTTCCACTGGTACGGAAATACCGACCATAGCAAGAACACCTGCCAATGCAGCATAAGATGATGGTTCTTTAAATCTATTTATAATACGGTTCATTTTGTTCTCCTTTTTCCTTTTAATATCGGTTTACTACCTGTTCTCTTTTGTACAGCTACACCATGCTTCTTTGTCCAATTCTTAGCTATATTGGGATGATTAGCATACATATAAGATCTTTGAGCTTTTGACTTAAAAGGCATCTGTTTTATATCCTTTACCATAACCACGTAATGCAGCACCTACACCAATCATGCCACCTTGATTACGTTTAACTACTCCACCCTTACGCCGGGAAAGTTCAGACTTTTTCATTCCTTGATATACAGATTTTCTATATATCTCAGTACGTCCGGGTAATTTAATTTTTTGTCCTGCAAATATTTTATGAATATTTTTAATCTGTGGATTAGCTTCTTTTAATTTTTTAAGAGTTGTTCCAGTTCGTTTTGCTATTTCTGAAAGAGTATCACCAGACTTTACTACATAAGTTTTTTTCTTAGACTTTGTATCCTTCTTATCAGATGATCGTTCAGGAAGAAGAGAACCAACAGCTGTACCAGTAATTACAGCAGCAGCTGCCTTCTTTTTATTAAACCTTGACCTTCTTCTCCTAGGAACAGTAGGATCTTTTACATACGGATCTGTACCTTCTGAATATTTAGATGGCTGCTTCTTTCTTCTTCGGGCTGCTTCTCTTCGTTTTCGAGCAGCTGCCTTACGAGCTTTCTCTGCATCTCTATAACCTTTAGCTTGTAAAGGATCTTCGCCTTCACCCGATTTAGGTTTTCTACGCCCTCTCATGGGAGCATCACCCTCTCCCTTCCACTTAGATTTTCTTCTTTCCTTCGATACTGCTTTAAGAATATTAATTGCTGCTTTTAACATAATAATCTCCTCTATTTATATCGGGCCTTGCCCCATCCTCTTGGTTTTTTAATTTGTCCACCATTACTACGTCTTATAGTACTACCCTCTTTAAATGTATTGATCATAGGATCTCCAGTACGTTTATCCTGCCAATCAGGAAATTGTTTCTTAATCTTCTTCTTTAGAGCTTCTCTTTTCTTTTTCCATTTCTTATAATCTGCTGTCTTAGCTAAAGTTTCTGGAGTTTCCCATGTTTCATTTAATTTTCTGGTAAACTCATTTCCTTTAGCTCGTATAGCTATAATCTCTCTTTCCATCTTATCCATTGTTCTTTGCTGTGTCAACTGTTTTTTAGTTAACCTTGGCATAGAAGGTTGAGAATATCCAAGAGTTTCTACTTCTCCTTGTGCTCTTCGTATCCGTGGAGCATCTATAAATTGATCTACTCCTTCACTATAAGGACTTGCTGTGCCTTCTACTTGCCTTGTTCCTCTAACACCTGCTGGAACATTAGTAGGAGTAAAAGGTCTTGTTGGAGGAAAGGTAGGAGTAGTTTCTCGTCTAGCTGCTTTAGCTGCCATTCTAGCAGTTTCTCCTGCTGCTACATCTTCTCCAGCCATTTGCTGTCTGGCAGCTACACGTTTTAAAATAATATTTTCTACAATGGTTTCTGGATCTGGTCCTGTAGCTCGTCTTGGTAGAGTAGGATAAGGAGATTCGGTAGCATATTTCTGAGCACGAGGAGATATCATCTTTGGTGCTGCTCCGATATTTTCTGCATCTATTAGATTTTCTAATTCCATAGCTCTATCTTTAGGAATAATATATCCTGCTTCCTGACTTACTTGAGAAGCAGGAGGAACTAAAGTTTCTCTTCTTTCTCTAAGTCCTTTAGGTAATCTACCAGACATTCCTAATGTTGGAGCATCTGTAACCCATTGATTAGTAGCTTCATCAAATCTTGGTGGTAATTGACCAGCCGTTTCAACTGGAGTTCTTCTTTCATAAGCTGGTGGTTGTGTTCCGTATATATTTCTATTCTGTGTTACAGGATTCGTAAAACCTTCGGGAAGTTTAGCTCTACCTGTATTAATCATACTTACAGTAATATCCTCTTTCTCAGATGGTGTTAACTTAGGATATGTATCATCTAAATATTTATTAAATTGTTTTGCTTGTGTAGGAGTAAAATCCATTTGAGTTTTTGGTCTAAGTACTCCAAACTGAGGATCACGAGATGCCATTATATTTCTTGAAAGTGGCTTATCTCCCCGAATCATAGTCTCACTATAGTATCCTCCTTGTGCTGGTCTACGTCCCGGCCCCATTATATCTAAAGAAGGTAATCGTGTTTCGCCATGATGTAAAATTTGTTTACCAATAGGAGCACCCATTCGTTCATCCATTACGGCATGAATGTTTGGTTCTATATTATGTCTTGTTATAGGTGAGGCAACCATATGATCACCACGATGGTATTGACCACCTATACGATATGGATCTTCAACTGTTTCATCAAGAGATTTAATATGACCTCGTATACCACCAGCAGGTACTTCTCCACTCATTCTTAAATTTCTTTGGCTAGGTGTCTCTTCCAGTAAACGACCAATCTGACTAACTCGTTTAAGTCTATCTTCTGGAGATTCTCCTTTAAGTTTAGGAGCTGAAAATTTACGTTGTTCTGTTACCTTTTTAAAGTATGGTGATCCTGTACGTAAACCTAATCGTCTTCCTATTTCTTCTCGTGCAGCTTCTTCTGCTTGCTTTCTCTGTTTAAGAGTTAATGCTGTTAGTTGTTCTTGTGCCTTATCAGGTATTTTTTCTGGTTTCTTAACTTTATATCTTTCATATAAACTTTCTAGCTCGTCATCTAATCCTTTAAATCTAGATTTTTTAAAAGCCGTTGGAGAAC